AAGAGAGAGGCTCGATATTTTTCTAGCGTCAAAAATTTGGCTTACTTAACAGACTTAACTAATATGGAGGCGTATTGCTTAACAAATAAAAAATGCTGATAACTTTTGCAGATTTAGCGCAGTTAAAAAACGTGTCTAGGAGTGCAGTTAGCCAAAGAAAACGAACAGGGATTTTGGAGGGTGCGATTGTTAAGCACAACGGCAAAACACTACTTAACAAAGAATTAGCGGTTGAATTATGGGATAAAAATAGTGTTCCAGCTCCTAGCCCAATTACAGCGGAGACAAAAAAGGAACTAAAGAAACAGGTTCAGGATATGCCAGCGGATCAAATACCAGATTTCAATGTTTCACGTGCGAAAAACGAATTTTATAAAGCGGAGTTAGCAAGGATTCAAGTTGCGCAACAAAAGAAAGAATTGATAAGTGCGAAAGAAGTTGAGAAGAAAAGTTTTGAATTGGCGGTTGGTATTCGTGAAGCGTTTTTAACTCTGCCTGATCGGGTTAGTAATTTATTTGCAAGTGAAACAGATTCAACGGCAATTGATGGGGTGTTAAGAAAAGAAATTCATTCTTGTTTAGAAAGTTTTGTAAAAGCAGCATGAACCCATTTGAAAAAGGATTTTTAGAGGGCATTATTCCGCCGCCCCCGATGACGGTTAGCGAATGGAGTGATAAACATAGGCGTTTAAGTTCAAAAGGGTCTAGTGAACCGGGGCCATGGCGAACAGATCGAACGCCTTATTTAAAAGAGCCCATGAATTGTTTATCTGTGACAAATACAGATGTTGAAAGAGTTGTAATGATGTTCGGAGCGCAAACAGGGAAGACAGAAGCGGGTATAAATTTCCTCCTTTATACGATTGATCATTGCCCGGCTCCTGTGCTTTGTGTTGCTGCCTCGTTGGATATGGTGAAACGGATGAGCCGTCAAAGATTAGAGCCTGCATTTGAAGAAACGCCAGTTATTAAAGCCAAGATTGCCCCGCAAAGATCAAGGGATGCAAGTAATTCGATGTTTATAAAAGAGTATCCAAATGGGATATTGATGTTGACAGGTAGTAACTCGCCTGCGGGTTTGCGTAGCGCTCCAGTTCGTTATTTATTTCTTGATGAAATAGATTCCTACCCTGCGGATGCATCCACTTCTGGGGGAGTTAGTGAAGGCGACCCCTGCGAATTAGCAATAAAAAGAACTTCAACTTTTAGCCGTAAAAAAATATTGATGACAAGTACACCAACAACAAAAGATTTTAGTCGGGTTGAAAATGAATATTTAGCTTCAGATATGCGGAAATATTGGGTTAAAGCGCCTTGTTGTGGAGAATATCAAACTCTTGTTTGGTCGCAAATGAAATGGGAAAACCGCGACGCTTCAACGGCTAAATATGAGTGTTCACATTGCGGGGAAAAATTCGACGAATCACATAAAACCTCAATGCTTAGACAAGGGGAATGGAGGGCAGAGAAACCGATGACAAGGAAAACGGCAGGTTTTCAAATGAGTTCTTTATATAGTCCGGCGGGTTGGTTGACTTGGCCGGAAATTGTCGAGGAATTTTTAAGGTCTAAGGATGATGCTCCTTTGTTTAAAACGTGGGTTAACACCCGAATGGCAGAAACCTTTGATGAATCGTATCAATCGCAATTATCAGCGGAAGAGATGTTAGAGAAGTGCGAAAAATATTTACCCGGAACAATCCCTAAAGATGTTGTTTGTTTAGTTCAAGGGGTTGACGTGCAAGGTGGCGGAGGAACAAAAGATGAACGTATTGAGGTTTCAACGTGGGGAATAGCCGCCGAGGAACACATGTATTTAATCCAGCATGATGTTATTTATGGCGATCCAAATCAAGGGACGGTTTGGGATGGTGTTGATATTCTTTTGACTTCTGAATGGGAACACCCAAACGGCGGCAAGTTAAAAGTTGAATGTTGTGCGATAGATACCGGCGGATTGGCGACAAACTCGGTTTATAACTATTGTAGAGCTAGAAAAGGTTCAGGCGTTATAGGAATCAAGGGAAGTAGTCAATCAGGACAGCCAGCAATCGGGCGCGGTTCTAGGGTTGATTTGAACTATAAAGGTAGACCAATAAAAGGCGGTGTTGTTGTTTATTCGGTAGGAACTGACACTATCAAAGACGTGTTGTATAGTAGGCTTAAGTTCAATAATAAATTACATTTTCACGCGCAAACTACGGAAGAATATTTTAAACAATTTACGGGAGAAAAAAAGGTATTAAAGAAAAGCGGTAGGGGTACTCAATACGTTCAGAAGAAAAATCAGAATGTTGAGGCGTTAGATTGTGCCGTTTACGCCTATTCTGCGCTAAATCATCTTTATCAACGCTATCCAAGGTCTAAATTCTTCCAAATTTTTACTAATAAGCTCTTAAATCCAACTAATTCAAGTGGCAAAAACAAGCTAAACTTACGGAATAGCACTACGCATAAGCAGGGGTATGTCAACCAATGGTGATTTCAAATGATTCCTAGTATTTTTCGCGCGGGTGATACTGTCCGTTGGCGTATTCCTGCTGGTGTTAATTGGCTTAATGAATCGGTAACGAATGCCGATTATACGTGTACGGCGTATTTAAGGTTTAACGCTTCCGGGGAAGCAAAAGCAATTGTTGGAACGGATTACACCGATGGTTGGGAATTTGTTATCCCGCAGGCTTCTAGTTCAACAATGGATGCCGGAACGTGGTTTTATCAGATCCGCGCCGTTAAATCAGGTGATGAGGTAACTCTTTATGAGGGACAAGTAGAAGTAAAAGCGCAGTTAACCTACACAGGAACGCCCGGAAGTTTTGACGGAAGATCAACGGCACAAGTCGACCTCGACAATGTAAAAGCTGCTATACGTTCAATAATTAGTGATAAAGCAAAAGAATATTCAATCGGCGGGCGCACATTTAAAAGAATAGATCTACCAGAATTAAGAGCAAGAGAAAGTCAACTAAAAGCCGAAGTCGTCAGAGAAAGAAAAGCCAACATGATCGCTAATGGTCTTGGTAATCCTCATTCACTTTTTGTCAGGTTTTAAATCATGGGTCTTGTTAATGCTTGGAAAGGATTGTTCACATCAGAACCACCCAACCCAACGGTGTTACCTAGAAGAAGGCGAGGTTACGATGCTGCAACTTCTAGCCGTCTTACTTCTAATTGGTCTGTCAGTAATTCTTCGGCTGACGCTGCTTTAAAAGGTGCCATTGCTCCACTTCGATATAAGTCGAGGGACTTAGTAAGAAATAGTCCGTTTGCACGTCAGGCAGTAAGAGCGATTGAAAGCAACACGATTGGAGCGCACGGAATAAAACTACAGGCGCAAGTGAGACAACAACGGGGTAAACGCCTAGACACAAAAATTAATAATCAAATTGAGCAAGCTTGGAGCAATTGGAAACGGTACGATTCTTGCCATACAGCAGGGCGTTTATGCTTTACCGATATTGAAAAAGTAATTGTCCGTTCGTTGGTTACTGATGGTGAAATATTTGTTCGATTTGTAAGGAAACCTTTTGGAAGATCACAGATTCCTTTTGCTTTGGAATTATTAGAAGCTGATCAATTAGATAGTGAATATACGGGGCGTAGTTCTAAGAAAAAGAACACTTGGCGAATGGGAATAGAACAGAATGAATTTGGTAGAGCCGTTCAATATGCGTTCTTAAAGAAACACCCCGGAGATACCCCTTTTGGTACTCCTGTTGGTCAACGGGAACACATGATTGTTCCAGCTAGTGAAATATGTCACATCTTTGTTAGCAATAGGCCCAGCCAGTCAAGAGGGGAACCGTGGTTAAGTTCTTCTATCTTGTCTTTGCATCATTTAGCAGGTTTCCAAGAGGCGTCAGTTATTAGGGCAAGGGCGGCAAGTTCGTTAATGGGATTTATTACCAGCCCCGAAGGTGAACTAGATCAAGGCGGCGAAGTTTACGACAATGAAAGAGTTTCACAATTTGAACCCGGCAAGTTTTCCTATCTTCAAGCTGGCGAATCCGTGACGGTTCCAGACTTTGATTCACCTAATAGCGAGTTCCCTGAATTTATGAGTGCAATGCTTAGAAGTGTTGCTTCAGGGTGTGGAATTTCCTACGAATCAGTTTCTAAAGATTTCAGCAAAACTAATTATTCTTCTTCCCGTTTATCTCTTTTAGAAGATCGCAATCATTACCGTTCACTTCAAACTTATCTGATTGAAAATTTCCACAGTCGGGTTTTTGATGCTTGGTTAGAAATGGCAACCTTAAGCGGGGCTTTGGTTTTACCGTCATACGACACAGAACCAGAGAGATATAGAAAGGTGCGTTGGATTCCTCGCGGTTGGGATTGGATCGACCCACAAAAAGAAATCGTTGCAGCAAAAGAAGCAATCAAAGCCGGACTGAAAACACAATCGCAAATCGTTAGTGAAAACGGTGGAGATTTAGAGGAACTACTTCCAGCAAGAAAAGCCGAGGTAGAAGCAGCTCAACAATTAGGGCTAGTATTTGACACTGATATGTCTACGTATCAAAAAGACAGTAAGATGGTTGAAAATAGTAATCAATCCGATGACAAAGAAGAAACAACGTGATTTAGAGGCGCAGATTCAACATCGATCAGAACCTGTTGATTTTCAAATTGATAAAGATAAAAGGACTCTTACTTTTCCCTATGGATCAGAAGAGCCAGTAAATAGGGGCTATCTAGGATATGAAGTGTTGGACTTTACAGAAGAATCTGTTGATCAAAGTAGGTTAAGGGCGTCGGCTCCTTTGTTATACAATCACAATTCTGAAGATATTTTAGGAGTAGTAGAAAAGTCGTGGATAAAAGATAAGAGAGGTTATGTCACAGTTCGATTAGGTAAACATGAACGCGGAGAAGAAATATTAAACCTAATTAATGATGGGATATTAAAAAACGTAAGCGTGGGATATAGCGTGACCAAGACGCAGGAAGAAGAAAGAAAAGATGAACCTAACAAGAACTACTACCGAGTAGTTGGCTTCCAGCCCGCGGAAATTAGCATTGTAACGGTGCCAGCAGACTATTTAGGTTCAGGCATAGGACGGTCAAAAGAAGAAAAACTAGAAACTAATATGCCTGCGAAGCAAGAATCAAGTAATATGCAGGAACAGCGTGAAAGCGCCGTTGCGTCTTCTGGCGCACCACAAAATAGTAAACCTGATTTACAAACTCAGATGTCCAACACACCCGATTTAGAAGTGGTGCGTTCTGAGGCTTCCAAAAAGGCAGCCAACGAAGAGCGTAACCGTATTAGAGAAATTACTGCTTTATGTAGAAAGCATGAGCTAGGAGAGGAGGCAACAGAAAAATTCTGTGATGATCCTAAAGTTGACGGCAATTATGTTCGTAAGGTCGTTTGCGACAAATTGGCTAATAAGTCTGTTGAAACTGTCTCTCCTGTAGAGATGGACGCTAAGACAGAAGAGCGCTATAGCATCGCCGCAGGTATTAAAGCTGTTCTTACAGGTGATTGGTCATCTCGTGAAGCTGGTTTAGTTCGTGAGCTTTCACAAGAGGTTGAGCGTTCAGGTGTTAAAAGATCTGCTGATCGTAGTTTCTTAATTCCTTATTCTGCTTTAACAAAAAGGGCAACATACGTTACTTCCGGCGCAACAACTGGAGGAAATCTAGTAGCGACTGACCTTTTAGCTGATGATTTCATTGAGGCTTTAAGAGCTAACACAATTACAGGTTCATTAGGAATCAGAACACTTCCCGGCCTTGTTGGTGATGTTGCAATTCCTAGACGTTCAGGAACTTCTACAGGTTATTGGTTGAGTTCTGAGACAACAGCTATTACACAATCTGAATCTACTTTTGATCAGGTAACAATGGCTCCTAAGAACTATGCAGCCTTAAGTAAGTTCTCTCGTCAAACACTTTTACAAGCAACACCCGGAATTGAAGAGCTTGTGAGACGTGACCTAACCGACACTATTAACGTTGGAATTGATGCCGCTGTAATTGCTGGTTCTGGCTCATCCGGCCAACCGACCGGCATAACAGGAACCGCTGGCATCGGATCAGTCGGAATTGCCACGAATGGGGGTGCTATCACACTTGAAACACTCATCAACCTAGAAGAGGAAGTTTTAGTTGATAATGCTGGCGGTGCTTCTATGGCATACGCAACCAACCCTAAAGTTCTTTCTGAATTGAAGAAACTTAGAGCCGGTGGTTCTGCTGCTGGTGATGGTGCTTTCCTTTGGAATGTTGACCCAAGCGGCATTGGTCGTTCAGGAACACCCGGAGTAATCAACGGCTACCCAATAGGAGTATCAACAAACGTACCAAGCAACCTAACAAAAGGTTCTAGCTCAGGTGTTTGTTCTGCTGTTATCTTTGGTGACTTCTCACAAGTTGCTCTAGGCGTATGGGGTAACGGTTTAGAAATCGAAATAGGTACAGACTCCGATGACTTTAGTAAGGCATTAACAAGTGTTAGAGCTATTACAACAATCGACGTTGCTGTAAGACAAGCTTCAGCATTTGCTGCCTGCTTAGACGTAACTACTTAATAGATCGCGGGGGCTTTATTGCCCCCCTTTTTTTTTCTTATGGATGTATTAATTACACGATCAACCGCCGTCGGCGGCGTTCACCTAGAAGCGGGTGAAACTCACGACTTAAGCGAGAAGGACGCAGTAACCCTAATTAATATGGGTAAGGCTGTAGAAGCTAGCGAAGCGCCTGCATGTCCACCAACTCCACCAAAAGCTAAAAAAGCTAAAAAAGCAAAAGTTGTTGTAGAAGAAACAGAAACAGACGATGGCATTGAGTGACGACCTAGACGCTTTTTTTAGTGATTTTGCCGTTAGTGCGACAAGTGGCGGAACGACTGCAAATGGGATATTAGATCAACCTACTTCGGTCGTTGCAGGTGATCAGGTGATATTTGTTGACTACGTTTTTCATTGCAAAAATTCAGACTTTGGAACATTGGTAACAGGTGATTCAATAACGGTTGATTCTGTTGCTTATACCGTTAGGACTAATGAATCAGGACTTGATAATTTAACCCGCGAAATTTCCTTACAGAAGACTTAAACAATGGCATCGAAACGGGAAGACATACTTGACGCAATTAAGACGGCGTTAGCTAATACAACAGGTGTAGGAACACGCATTTATAGAAGTAGAACAATTCCTTTAGCTCAACGTTCACAACTTCCCGCGTTAATTATTGAATGGAATAATGATGCAGCGGAACAAAACACATCTCTTCCTACCCTTGATTGGTCTTTATCTGTAACGGTTACTGTTCTTAGTTCTGGAGATGTCCCAGACGAACAGGCAGATGCAACAGTCGTTTCAGCGCACGCCAAATTAATGGCAGATTTAACGCTTGGAGGAGAATCTATTGATATTCAACCCACTAATGTCACCTTTGAAGCGATAGATGGTGATTCACCAATTGGCGTGACGGGTATGGGTTACACAGTCCGATATAGAACAGAAGTTGACGACATAACGCAATAAAGAATTTGCTATGCCTAAATAGCAAGAATTGAATTATGATGTTTACATATTGTTGATCTTGTTGTGTCGTGCCAAAGCTAACTAGAAAAAGAACGCTACTCGTAAAAACTGAAAGTAGCTATGGAACCGACCCCACACCAACAGGCGGAAGCAATGCCATTCTTGTTCGTGATTTGAATATTGAACCTGTTCAGTCCGATGAGGTCAGCAGAGATTTGATTCGCGGTTATCTCGGGAATTACGAAACGCTTTTAAGTAATACAAGAGTCAATGTTACTTGTGACGTTGAAATGGTTGGAAGTGGCGCAGCCGGAACGGAACCAGCCTATGCCCCACTCCTTAAGGCATCGGGTTTAGCGGTCACGACAGTTAGCTCAACAAGTAATACTTATGCCCCTGTTAGTGCATCCTTTGGCTCATGTACTATTTATTGCAATATTGACGGTGTACGCCA